TGGGGGTAGACCTCCTGTTGGCAAAGCTTCAATCGTAGGAGAAAAAGGACCAGAGTTATTTATGCCAGATAGTGCAGGTACTATAATTCCAAATCATAATCTTGGTTCAACAAATATAGTAGTTAACGTAGATGCTACTGGTTCTTCTGTTGAAGGTGATGAACAACAAGGTAGAGAACTTGGTCGTCTTATATCTGTTGCTATACAATCTGAATTAATACAACAAAAAAGACCTGGAGGTATACTTGCATAATGGCTACATTTCCTTCAATTAATCCTACTTATGGATTACAAAAAAGATCAGCACCAAATATTAGAACAGTTCGTTTTGCTGATGGTTATGAACATCGCATAATGTTTGGCCTTGCACAAAATCAAAATCCAAAAGTATTTAATTTAACTTTTAATGTTTCTGAAACTCAAGCAGATCAAATAGAAGCTTTTTTAGATTTGAGAGCAAGTGAAACTAATGGAAGTTTCGATTTTACTCCTCCAGGAGAAACAAGTTCGTCTAAATTTGTTTGTGAAAATTGGTCAAAATCTATACCTTATTCAAATAGAGCAACAATACAAGCAACATTTAGAGAGGTGTTTGAGCCATGAGCACTGCTCCTGTATTTAGTGAAGTTCAAAAAATAAATCCTTCTGCAATAATAGAATTGTTTGTTCTTCAATTATCAACCAGTTTACATGGCACAAATACTGGTCTTCCTACATCTAATAATGAAATTAATATATATAGATTCCATGCAGGATCAAATCTTGATGCTAACGGTGAAATAGTTTTTGCAAATAAAAGATATTTAAGATTACCTGTAATAGCAGAAGGGTTTGCTTTTCAACGTGGTCAATTACCAAGACCAAAATTTATTGTTAGTAATGTTTTAGGAACAGTATCAACAGTCTTAGATGCTGTAAATACAATCACACCTGGTAATGATTTAACAGGTGCTACTGTTACAAGAATAAGAACTATGGCAAGATTTATTGATGCTATAAATTTTCCTAATAGAGATCAAAATAATAATCCTGTAAATCCATTAGGTACACCAGATCCTACAGCAGAATTTAAACGTGAAATATATACAATAGATAGAAAATCAGCAGAAAATAGAGATATAGTTGAATTTGAATTGGCAGCAACATTTGATCTTGCTGGTGTAAGAGCACCAAAAAGACAATGTACTCGTAAATTGTTTCCTAGTATTGGTCTTTTTACTCAATGACTTGGAAATATAAAGCATTACTTCATGCTCAACGTGAAGATCCCAGAGAATCTTGTGGACTTTTATTAAATGTTAAAGGTAAAGAACGATATTATCCATGTCGTAATCTTTCAATTACAGATAATCAGTGTTTTATTATTGATCCAGAAGATTATGTAAAAGCAGATAACATAGGTGAAATTGTTGGTATTGTTCATAGTCATCCTATAACACCTCCTAATCCTAGTCAGGCAGATAAAATTAGTTGTGAAAATAGTAATTTGCCTTGGTATATTGTTAATCCTAAAACAGAGCAATGGGGATATTTACAACCATGTGGATATAAACCACCTTTGCTAGGTCGTCAATGGGTTTGGGGTGTAACTGATTGTTGGAGTTTAGTTGTTGATTGGTATAAAGAAGAAAAAGGTATAAAACTAAGAGATTACCAAAGAAGTATGACTGCACAAGAATTTCTTGAAAATCCTCTTTTTGAAAATTACGCTTGGCGAACAGGATTTAGAGAGTTAAGATCAGATGAAAAATTAGAAGTTGGAGATGTATTATTGATGTCAATAATGCACCCAACTTTAAATCATGTAGCTATTTTTCTTGGAGATATGGTTTTACATCATTTAGCAGATAGACTATCTTGTAGAGAGCCATACTCTGAGTGGTTGTTAAAATGTACTGGTAAGAGGTATCGCTATGCTCAGAAAAGTTAAACTTTATGGAGAACTAGCTGACTTTATTGGTCATAAAGAATTAGATGCTGTAATAAATTCTACTGCTGATGCAATAAGATTTTTAATTAGTAATTTTGAAGGCTTAGAAGCACACATGAGTCAAAGGCATTACAAGGTATTGGTAAATGATTATGAAATTGAAGAGCAGGATATACATAATCCAATAGGACAATCTGACATTAGTATTGTTCCTGTTATTAGTGGTGCTGGGGGTGCAGGGAAAGCCTTATTAGGAATTGCATTAATAGGTATTTCATTAGCTGCTGGTGGTGGTTTGAGTCTTTTTCTTAAAGAAGGTTTTACTGGATTTGCTGCTATAGGAATGAATGTTGGAATAGGTCTTACTGTTATGGGTGTAAGTGAATTACTTTTCCCTTTGCCTAAACCACCAGAATTTAATAATGAAGAAGATCCAAGAATATCTTTTAATTTTTCTGGTGTTCAAAATACCTCTAGAGCTGGCACATCTCATCCAATAGTATATGGTGAAATAGTTACAGGGTCAGTTGTAATCTCTGCTGGTATTGACACTAATCAGGTGACAGGATGATGAATAAAAATATAAGAGGTTCTGGTGGAGGAAGAAGGTCAGCTCCACAACCAACAAGAGCACCTGATACTTTAAATAGTAGACAATTTGCTACTATTTTAGATTTATTATCTGAAGGAGAAATAGAAGGTTTTGCTACTCCATCAAAGGCAGAAATAACTGATAAAACGTCTACTGCATATAATAATGCAGCTTTAAAAGATATATTTTTAGATGATACTCCTGTACTTCAATCTTCGGCTAATAATACAACTCCAGAAGCATCAAAATTTAATTTTCAAAATGTAAAATTTGTACCTCGTTTTGGAACTGCAAATCAACAACATATTCCTGGTATTGAAAGTAGTGAATCTACAACTCCTGTTAATGTTGCTGTTACAAACACTGATGGAGCTACATTATGGGAGGCAAGTAAAAGTTATACTGTCGGAAATATAGTAAAATCAAATGTTGATGGAGCAGATATAGAAATTGTATTTAAATGTACGACAGCAGGACAAAGTGGTGCAAATGAACCTGCTGCTTTTACGTCTGCTTCACTTGGACAAACGATAACTGACAATGGAGTAACGTGGACAGCTCAGGCCACGGGTTTAAACGGTGCAGTAACTAGACAGATTTCAACTACTAATGTTGATGCTGTAAAAATTACTATAAGTTTTCCTCAGTTACAAAAAGCAACTGATCAAGGTGATCTGTTGGGTTCCACTGTAAAACTCAAAATACAAATTCAATATCAAAATGGTGGATTTACTAATGCTATTGAACCAGATACTATTACAGGTCGTACTGCCGATACTTACCAAAAACAATATCGTATAGATTTTGACCAAAGTAAAATAGATGCAGGAACCGCTTTTCCTGTAGATATAAGAGTTATAAGACTTACTCCAGACAGTACTTCTGATCAATTAGTAGATGAATTTTTTTGGACAAGTATTGGTGAGTTAGTTGATGATAAACAAAGATATTTAAATAGTGCTTATAGCTCTTTAAGATTAGATTCTGAACAATTTAGTTCTATTCCTAAAAGAGCATTTCGTATTCGTGGAATAAAAGTAAGAATACCAGGAGCAGGTGCATCAAACTCTGGAACACCTACAGTTGATATACAGACGGGAAGAATTATATATCCAAGTGGTTATATATTCAATGGAACAATGGGTAGTGCTGTTTGGTGTTCATGTCCTGCCATGATACTTTTAGATTTATTAACAACTGAAAGGTACGGATTTGGTACACATATTTCATTAAGCAGTTTGGATTTATTTAGCTTTGTTAAAGCTAGTAGATATGCAAATGAATTGGTTTCAGATGGTTTTAATGGACAAGAAGCTAGATTTAGTTGCAATGTCAATATACAAGGATCTATGGAGGCATACCAGTTAATTAATGAGTTAGCTGGTGTTATGAGATGTTTTCCAGTATGGCAAGCAGGTTCTATTAGCCTTGTTCAAGACGCCCCAACAGATGCTAGTTATTTATTTAGTTTGGCAAACGTAGGTGCAAGTGGGTTTTCGTATTCTGGTAGCAGTTTAAAACAAAGACATTCTATTATTTCTGTTAGCTATTTTAATATGGATAGTCAAGAAATAGATTATGAAGTTGTTGGAGATGATGTAACAGGTCCTGATGCTTTACAAGAGGATATAGATAGACAAGCTAAGTTAGGAATTGTAAAAAAAGATATAAAAGCATTTGCTTGTACATCTAGAGGACAAGCTAGGAGACTCGGAAAAGCTGTATTACTAAGCGAAGAATCAGAAACAGAAGTTGTAACTTTTACAACGTCTATTGATTCTGGAGCTATTGTTAGACCTGGAAATGTAATTGCTATAAATGATCCAGTAAAACATGGACAGAGAAGAAGTGGTCGTATTAAGTCTGCAACTACAACTCAAATTACAATAGACAATAGAACAGATATAGATACTTTTGGAGGCAGTAATAAGAAATGTAGTGTTATCTTGCCTGATGGAAGTATTGAATCTGGAACTGTTACAGGAATTGTTGGTTCTGTTATAACTGTCAACAATATAACTAGAAGAGATAAATCAACAGGCAATGCGTCATTTACAGAGGCTCCAAATTCAAATTCTATTTGGTTATTAGAAAGTGACGCTAATGGTGAATCGGCACAGTTATTTAGAATAATAAGTGTTGAAGAACAAGACGGTATTAATTATTCAATAACAGCTTTGTTACATAGACCAGAAAAATATAACACTATAGATTCAATGCAAGGTGTAACTTTACCTGCAAGAAGCGTATCACTCCTAAATGAATTAAAAGAACCACCATCAAACTTAAAAGTTACTAATCAAATTGGTGAGTCTAAAGAAATGATTGTGGTTATAAATAATTTAGCTGTTTCAAAATTATTACTAACTTGGCGACCTGTTACAGGAGTTAGTCAATACCTTGTTCAATATAGATTTAATAATTCAAACTTTGTAAGTGAAGTTGTTTTTAGACCTGATTTTGAATTATTAAATACAGAAGCAGGTACTTATGAATTTAAAGTTTATTCATATAATGCTGCTTTAAAATTATCTGCTACTTCTACTGATTTAACTTTTAATGCCATAGGTAAAACAGAACCTCCTGCGAATGTCCAAAATTTAACAATGGAGCCAGTTACAAATAAATTAATAAGACTTAGATGGGATGAATCTGTAGATCCTGATGTTATTCATGGAGGTAAAGTTTATGTCCGACACTCAAATAAAACTGACGGTAGTGGTTCATTTCAAAACTCGATTGATCTTGTAGAAGCATTAGCTGGTAATACTACTGAAGCTGTAGTACCAAACTTAGAAGGAGAATATATTTTGAAATTTAGAGATGATCAAGGAAACTTTAGTACTGGTGAAACTTCTGTTATTTTAGATTTACCTGATTTAATAGATAGTCAACAAATTCTTGAGGATAAAGAACATACAAGTGGTTTTTTAGGTGATAAAACAAATGTGCGTGTAGTTGGAGGAGGTTTAGAATTAACAGATCCATCTGTAAATCTTACAGGTACTTACGATTTTGAAGATATTTTAGATTTAGGTGCTGTATTTTCTTTAAATTTAAGTCGATTGGTACAAGCTATAGGATTTACTGTTGGTGCAGCAAACACAATAGATGCTCTAATACCTACTGGCACATTGTGGGATGATTATGCACAGAATGGTAATTTTGACGGGCCAGAAATTAATGATGTTAGTGCATCAATGACTGTAAGATCAACATTAAGTGCTCCTAGTGGTTCATCGTATACAAATTTAGATTTTGCTGGTAAACCATTTAACACATTTGCTAACGGTACTTTTAAAGGAAGAGGATTTCAATTTAGATTAAATTTAAAATCAGAAAGTATTGCTCATAATATTTCTATTCAACAATTATCTTTCCTTGCTGCATTTGAATCAAGAACCGAAAGAAGTTATGTTTCTGGAAGCACCACTTCTACTGCTCCATTAACATCTAGTTCTTCTTCATCAGGTTTAAACGTAGTTTTTGGTAGCCCATTTTTTACAGGTGCTACTGGTTTAGGTGGAGTTAATGCGTATTTACCTTCTATTGGTATAACAATAATAGGAGCTGAAGCTGGGGATTATTTTGTTTTGTCAAATGTAAGTGGAACGGGCTTTAATATCAAAATATTAGATAGTTCTAATAATCCTGTTAATCCTGCTAAAGAATTTACGTTCCAAGCTGTCGGTTACGGTAAAGGGGTGTAATATGGAGGAAAGTATTTTTTAGATGGCACAAGTTCCTAATAAAAATATAGATAATGCTTCGGGTCAGGTAGTAAGGCTTGATATTCAAAATACTGGAAAGGCTATTGCTACTCATAATTTTGGCCCAAGAAATGATGCAGGTACAATATTACCTTGTGAATTTTTAGCAGATGATACAACAAATAAGTTATTAATAAGAAAATCTAGTGGAGGAGATCAGGCTAATCCTAACCCTACATCTGGAACTGCTGCGGATTTTTTTGTTATTGGTAATCTTGATACTGAACATTTAGGTTTGTTGCCTAGAGCAGGAACTACAACTTTTCCTATGGAAGGTCAACTTATAATTGATGAAGGATCAGGAGCAAGTGCTCCAGCTATAGCATTTGATGGTGATGCTGATACAGGAATATTTAGAGTTGGACCTAATACTATCGGTTTTGCAACTGCTGGTGTCGAAAGAGTAGAAATTAGTGATGCTGGACTTGATATGAGTAATGGTTTAGCTATAAGATTTCAAGATTCTAGTGGTGCTCCTTTTGTTGCTTTAAAATCACCTGGTTCTGTTAGTGCAAATAGAACTTTTACATTACCAGCTACAACAGGATCAGCAGGACAATTTTTATCTG